CCCGCTAAAAGTGTATTCTGGAATGGTTTGACCACAGTATTCATAAAAAGTGAAAAAGAATCTCTAAGTTCATCTGCGTTGTTACCAAAACCCTGTCCGTCACCTTTGATTCCAAAAAGAAGTGGGCTTGTAATTCTATTTCCAGTTAAAATTTTTCTAGTAGTTTCTTGTGCTAAAAATTGGTATTTTTCTGAGCTGTCATTTGCATTTAAAGGTATTATTTCAGGGGCAGTTTCTTTACCGTCATTAAAAGTTAATAGTATTTTACCTGCATTACCACTACCACCAAATTTAGCGTTTATTTGTCTTTCTATTGTTCTTCTTTCTTCTCTTGTTGGTATTCCATTAGCCATATTAATAGCCATACTAGGAAACATACCTGATTTTATATTAGATAAGTGAAATTGTGCAATCTCCATATCTAACTGAATGTAGCTAGTAGAACCCTGATAGTCAGGAGTAGCATAATAATAAGAGCCAGGTGAATAATCTTTAATACATAATACTTGGTTAGCGTCTGATCTATCTTTTAAGTCAAATGCTTTATAGTATCTAGGCTTGTGTTTTCTTGTGTTTTCCCAATCTGCACTATAATAATATTCATTAACTTTACCATAAGCGTCTGCTTTACCACTTCTTATATATTGAGCAGGGATATGTCTAAATTCTACAATCTTTGTTCTTGGTCTATTCCATATAGTATTAACATAACACATTCCAAATAGCTTTAAATCAAATGCTAAGCATTTTAAAGTATCTTTTGGTGAATTGTGTAGTAAACCATTAAGAGCTAACCAACTTTCTTTTTTAGCGTCACTTTCATCTCTGTCTGTAGCGTCTAAACCCTCACCATAAATCATAGAGCTTACACCTTTTATAATTGCGTTGTTTATACTACTACCATTGTATAATTCTAGTAAGTATTGTGGATATAAATTATCAGATCCAAATTGTATCCAATCTTTATTATTAGTTTCTGTGATAGTAGGCAGGTTATATTCTGCTAAGTGTATTACTGATATGTTATCTTTTTTTTTCATTATGAATCGTATGTTGGTTGCCAATTTTGAGTACCATATTGATTATCTCTATTATTACTATCGCTATATCCCTCAACTGGTATGTCTGCAGCTATTAAATCATTATTAGTATACTCTGTATAGTAGCTTATAGGATTATCTGTTTCTATGCTAGTAAAAGTTTTATCTACAGAAGCATTTAAAACTATTTTTATTCCCTCTATTTTTGTTGCTGATGATAAATTTAAAATAACACTATAAGAAGCACTAGTATAATATACATCTATATCGTATGTATCACCTATAGGTAGAACAATACTTCCCATTCTTTTAGCTAAACTGTTTGTAGTATCATAATTAGATATATTACTTGATGTAGGATAATAAACTTTTAGTAATAAAGTCCAATACCTAGCGTTATTTAAAAATGTAGGACTTGTATAATCCCCACTATCTGTAGGATAAGCAGCTATAGTTCTAATAAAATTAGTGTTTCTACCTCTAACATAAAACAACAAATTTTTACCACTTAATAAACCTGTATCAATAGCACTTGTAATATTTTCGTAAAAATATACATTTTGTAATTGTGCCATTCCACCTGTATAATTCAAATTGTATGTAGCCATTAACTTCTAATTGTAAAAATTTTAGTATAATATTCTGTTACTAATTTTGCTTGTTCTTCTGAATCTTCAACAGTAGCTAGTTTTTCAATTAGCTCCTCATACATACTTGTATTTATATCGACACTTTCTGTTTTAGTCCCCATTGTTACCTCCTATAAAATCTAAATCATCTTCTACTTTTATCTCTTTCGTTTTTACTTTTTTCTTTTTACTTTTAGATTCGTTTGTAAAATACTTTTCTTTTACTTCATCACTTAGATTGTTTATTTGATGAGGTCTTAACTCACCATATGCTAAGTTCATATTTAAAGGTTTAAAATCTTTGTATTCTTCTTTTACTTTCCAAGCCATAATATAGTTTATTATAAATATAAAAGTCATTATATTGTTCACAACTTGTATATTTTATTAAAGTTTTTTTATATAATTATAATAATTATAAAGTTTAGTTAATAAAAAAGGGCTACCGAATAGATAACCCTTTTTAAATTGAGTAACGATTTATTAATTATCCAGTAGTAATTAATAGTTTATCAGAATCTGCTAATCCGTCAAATGGATAGTTTGTAGTAATACTACCTGAACCGTTAGATTGACCTGCTGTTGCAGGTAGCCAAATTAAAGGTTCTTTTTCCTCTGCTCTAAGTTCTAAAGTAAATCCTGTCATATCAGATTTGGCAGCTCCAGAAACAGCAGTACCACCTGAAACATCTACTCCATTACTTATCCCTAAAAGGAATACATTGTCATTTTGGTCTAATACAAAAACCTGTGATCTGTTATAAGCAACTAGCTTCAACTCATTAGTTTGAGCAACGCTTAATTTTTGCATAGAAATAGACAAAGTTTGTTCAAAAAAAGTAGTTCCTGTTGCAGGATCACTATTAAAGTTTACTGTCATAGATGAAAGATTAGGTCTTAAATCGTATTGAAAAACCTGAACTCCATTAACACCACTACCTATATCTTCTTTTATATCCCAGTTTTCAAAACCTGCGTCGTCCATTTGTAATGGGTTAGTACCATTAAAAGTAGCTCTACCTAATATGTCACCACAATATGACTTAACAAAGTAAATACGCTTTAAGCCACCAATTTGGTCTTTACAATCTACTGCTAAACCTTTTGTTAAATTACAAGCCATGTTTATTTATTTTTTTAATTATTAATATTTCTTTTAAAAAAAAGGGGTGGTATTTCACACCCCCTAATTTAATTCAATTTAGAAGTCACAACCAACAATACCGTCAGTTTTAACTGCTACTTGCACACCAACTGCAAAGTTCATAACAATTCTTACATTGTCAGAGCCATCATATTGATAAGTAGGTATAACTCTAGCTTCCGTCCAATCAGTAGCTAGGTTAGTTCCAAATACTAAATTGTCTTTGTAAGTCATTACAATAGCGTCATCAGGCATACCAGGACAAACCATAATTGGAATTCCTAAATATGTAGCACTTGGGAATGCTTGGTCTGGACCTAAATTGTTAATACCCTGATGTACTGTAAATGCTCCCTGACCTGCTAATTGTTGAATATAAAAGCCATAAGTTTTATTATTACAGTAAAATCCTATTCCTGCTTTAGATAGTATTGCAGGTGCATTTGCTGCTGCACTATCATATACTTTTCCAAATGAAGCAACTGCGTTAGTAGCGTCAATACCTGCACCTGCAGCCATAGTTACTTGTGGAAAATCTGCTAATGCAGAGTTGTTTAAGCCGTCTTGGTCAAATGTTCCGTCATTAGATAAAAAACCTGCTCCAAAAGGTGTAGCCCCTGTCCATATAAACTCTTCTAATTGCTCACCTGCTTTTCCTGCAACTGTAGATAATAAGAAGTCCTCAAATGTTCCAGGAAGATTTCCGTTTCTATCCATATTTTCTCCAATCCAAGTAGGAAAAATTGTTCCACGACAAACTGATTCATTTACTTTTAAATCAGTAAGCGTTAAAACTTGCTCTGTTAAAGTTGGAGCTCCAGGAAAGCCTGTACTAAAATCACAATTAGCAGCTTGAATAGGATCAGAAATACCTAAATTAGATATAACTGCTTTTCTATTTAACCCGTCTATTGTTCTTACATATCCTTTAGCAACTGTGTCAGGACTTTTAACTGCAGCAGTTACATAAGGCAAAGCTAACTTACCTGCGTAAGTGTTGTCAGTAACAGTTATGTCAAACTGATACTCTTTTGATAAATTGTATTTGTTATTCGCCATTTTTTTAAAATTTTAATTATTTATTGTTAATGTAATATGCTGCTCTTTCAGTTGCAGACATTCTTGCTAAATCAACTTTTTCTACTGATTTAGTATTATTTTCAGGATTGTGAGTAAAACCCTCTGCTCCTGGTTCTTTTTCTAGTTCAACAATTTTAGCTTTTAAGTGTTCTACTTCTTCAACTAAACTGTTTACAATATCTTTAGACATTTCTACTTTTTCATCTTCCTTTACTTCTTCTTCTACTACTTCTTCTGTTTCAACTGATAAACTTTCTTTATCTGCTTTTAAATCTGCAATAGCGTCCTCAAGATTTTTAATTCTTTTCTCCATACCTGCCCAATCTGCAACATCTGCTTCTGAATCGTGTCCTGGCTCGTGTTCCATTTCTTCTTTTTCTTCTTCAGCTTCAACACCCTCTGCTTCTTTTTCTTCGCCTAAGTCCATAATTTTAGAATCTTCGTCTACTGTCATTTTAGCTCCATCAGACATTGTGTAGCTACCTGCACCTAATGGTGAAGTTTCGCCGTCATCACCAACAACCATAACTTTTGAGCCTATCATAAATTGCTCATCTTCTGTTGCTAATACTCTACCGTCATCTAAAATCATTTCAGCATACATTTTTGTTTCTTTGCTTTCTTCTTTATTAGAAGATAAAAGCGTTTTGATTTTTTCTAGTGTACTCATTGTTACCTTTTTTTTATAAATATTAAACTTAAATTATTGTTCACAGGACTATCTATTTACTGTCCTATTTTTAATGGCTGAACAGACTTTAGCAGCAGTTTCTTTGCTTCCGTATTGTTTAACCATATCTTTTATACATTGATCCCATTTATAAACAGCCATAGCTTGTCTATTTACAAAAGCTGCATATTCAGCGTATTTATATTTTTTAGTATATTTCTTTTTCTTTTTACCAAACTCATCTTCTACATATTCTTTTTTTGTACTATCCTCGTGAGTTTCACAAGCCATATATCTAACCACACCATTTACTTTATGAGTATGAAAACCTTTACAACCTTTAAACATCTCTGCATATATCTTAGCTTCTTCTTTGGTAGCAAATAAAGGCTCACCGTCTAAAGTTCCTACAACTGCTAATTCATTCTCTAATATTAAATCTCTAATCTTTCCTAATGTAACTTCATCAGGACAATCAGTACAATCTTCTGCTAGGTCTATAATATCTTTAGGTCTTGACGCTTCAATTACTCTATCAGTAAAAAACCCCTCTATACTAAATCCTCTTACTTTGCCCTCTTTTACACTATCCCAAATTTCATCATTATTGACTTTCATTTTTACAAACCAAGTTCCAAGTGGGAGTTTATTAAAACCAAAAGAATTAGATTTATCATTTTTCTTATCTTCTTTAATCCAGGATTCTACAACCGTTATACCCTCTACTGGTACTTTATGCTCATAAGTGGCATTATTGTTTCTTAAACTTGACATAAATAGCTCCTGAGCTTGTTTTATAGTATCTTCTGTAAAATATACTATATACTTTTCGTCTTTTTCTTGATCGTATCTAGGAATCTCTTTATTAGGAATTAATACTGCACCTACTAAAGTTTTTTGTTCTTCATCTAATTTAGCTAAAGTTAAGAATTGGTCTTTATTAAAGAATACCCAGTTTTCTTCTATTGCAGGAAATTCAACTAAGCTAATAGCCTCAACACCAAATCTCTCTGATTCTTCATCTATAATTAATTCTACTTTTTTTAGTTTTTCTTTGCTCATACTAATAAATATAATTTGTTTATAATTGTTTATAAGGTTGCTTGTATTTCTAATTCATTTTGTAATACTTGTTTTCCTGTAACATTACTTTCTACTACAAATGCTTGAACAGGTGGCATATCTAAATCTATATTATTGTCTGTAGGTAATCTAGGAACATCACCACCACCTACACCTATACCTGCTTGTAAACCCTGTAAATTAGCACCACTATCTGAGCCACCAGGAACACTAGATAATATACCTTTAGCTTGAGCCATACCACCAAATACAATAGCTAATAATTCTGCAATAAGTAAAGGGGTTAATACTGGGTTACCTTTTGCTGCTGCTATAG